CCTACACTCTGGAAGCGCGGGCAGAGGTTCAAGCGGTGGCGTTTGCCCTTCGCGGACGCGAAGATGGCGCGATGCCGGAAGTTCACGGCGATGGCGATGCGGCGGGCGCGTTAAGAGCGGCGGACGGCGGGTCGAGCCGCGATTACGTGGCGTTTGAAGCTAATATGTCTTTTGCAACTCCAGACACAAGCGGCGTCAATCCAACTTTAACGCGTCGGCATCACGCATCTGTAGCGATTGCATCCGCCGTCCGCCGCCTGACCCCGGTGGAGTGCGAACGGCTTCAGGGCTTCCCCGACAACTTCACCGGCATCCCGTGGAAGAAGAAAGGGCCAGAGCATTGTCCTGACGGCCCGCGCTACAAGGCGCTGGGCAACAGCATGGCGGTGCCGGTGATGCGCTGGATAGGCGAGCGCATCCAGATCGTCGACGATCTAATTTCACTGCTGTGAGCGAGGACGACATGGCCAGCGTCAGGGCAATTGCGCCCAAAATCCGCGCCGTTGAGGTGCCGGCGGAGCTGCGGCTGATCCCCGGCTGGCTCATCTGGCGCTTCGAGCAGTACCCCGACGAGATCAAGCCCCGCAAAGTGCCATACTGGACAAACGGCACGATCCGGCACGGCCAACAGGGCTCGCCGATCGACCGCGAGCGACTGACGACGTTTGCCGCAGCGCGCGACGCGGCCGCGCGCATGAACTACGAGGGCGTCGGCTTCGCGCCGCTGCCCGATTTTGGCTACACCTTCCTTGACTTCGACAACTGCGTCGGGGCGGACGGTGAAATACCGACCGAGATCGAGCGCATCATCGCCCGGACATATGCCGAGTTCAGCCCGAGCGGTAAGGGCATTCGCGCCGCCCTGAAGGGCAATCTGGGCAACCACAAGAGCAAGGTAGCGCCCGACCGCTACGGCTTTGAGACCTTCAGCTCCAGTGGCTTTGTGACCTTCACCGGCAACATCGTGGCCGGCTGTGAGCTGATCGGCCTTGGGAACACGGTGGCTGGGGTTGACCAGCACGTCATCGACCTGTGCGAGCGCCGCTTCGGCGGCTCCCTCATCAACAACGTCGTTGACCCCGACGACTTCATGGCCGGCCGCGAACCGCGACTGGGCCTGACGCCCGAGCGCATGCACGAGCTGGTCTATAGCCTCGATCCGAACATGGGCCGAGAGGAATGGATCAAGGTCGGGATGGCCCTGCACCACGAGTGCGACGGCGACGACACCGGCTTCGAGCTGTGGGACGAATGGTCGCAGGACGGCTACACCTATGTCAGCACCGAGGCCATGCGCGGCCAGTGGGACAGCTTCGAGCGGCGCAAGGGATCGAACCGCCGCCAAGTCACCATGGCCTCGGTGATGAAGATGGCCAAGGAGGCCAACCGCGCGGCCGAGCCACCCAGCCGGGAGGAGGTGCTGGCCAAGGCCGAGGCGATCATGGCTGAGCTGCCGACGAAGAGCCTCGGCCGCTTCGGCCCGGTGCCGATCTACGACCTGACCCAGCGCGAGCCGATGGGTTGGCTGATCAAGGGCGTGCTGCCGAAGGCCGAGCTGGGCATCCTGTTCGGCGCGTCTGGTAGCGGCAAGACGTTCGTCGCCCTCGACCTCGCCTTCGCGATCGCGCGCGGCAACGCGTGGCGCACCCGGCGTACGGCCAAGGCGCGGGTGGTGATCATCGCCGCAGAAGGCGGCTCCGGCCTCGGCAAGCGCGCTCAGGCCTACGCCCAGCACCACAACTTCGACCTGCACGGCCTGCACGGCCTGCACGTCATCACGGCCGCGCCGAACTTTCTGGACGGGGACGACATCTCCGAAGTCATCGCCGAGATCAAGAACCTCGGGCCGGTCGATCTGATCATCACCGACACGCTGGCGCAGGTAACGCCCGGCGCGAACGAAAACACGTCAGAGGACATGGGCCGGGCGCTGGGCAACATCAACCTGCTGCACGACGCCACCGGTGCCATGAACCTCGTCGTCCACCACGCCGGCAAGGATCTCAGCAAAGGCTCGCGCGGCTGGTCTGGCCTGAAGGCGGCCGCCGACGTGCAGATCGAGGTGCTGCGCCACGAGAACGGCGACCGCGAGATCGTGATCGAGAAGATGAAGGACGGCGAGGACGGCTTGCGCTGGGGCTTCAAGCTGGAGACCGTCCTGCTGGGCCTCGACGACGATGGCGACGACATCACGAGCTGCGTCGCGGTCGAGGTCGATATCCGCCCGCCGGCAGCCACCGACGACAAGAAGAACGTGAAGCGTCGCGGCCGCCTTGAGACCCACCTGCTGGAGGTGATGACCCTGTTCCCGGCGGATGCAGTTATTCGCGCCGAGGATCTGATCCGCAAGGCTTGCGATACTTTACCACCACCCGAGGCCGGCAAGCGCGACATCCGTCGCCAGTCTGTTGTCCGGGCAATTCAGGCACTTAGCAAGGAGAAGGACGGCCCACTGCGGATGGAAAACGGGATTGTAATTTTTTACGAATAAGGGCTTGCAATGCGAGATTGATAAGTCCATATGGGTATGTATCAGCAACCCCAAGGAGAGACCCACATGGCTACCCAGCCCAACACCATCGACCTCGCCGCTTCGGTCGTCGACCGCCTCGGCAACATCAAGGCCCAGATCGCCGAACTGAAGGCGGTCGAGGCCAACCTGATCGCGCTCATCGTCAACACCGGCGACACCGCCATTGACGGCAGCCTGTTCCGCGCCACGGTGTCGGAAGTGGCCGAGCGCCAGTCGCTCGACGCCAAGGCCGCCGAAGCCAAGCTCCGCGAGCTGGGCGTGGACGGCCGTTGGTTCAGCAAGAACCAGAAGGTAGCCAAGGGCTACACGACCGTGAAGGTCGTGGCGCGCAAGGCCTGATCATGATCAAGGCAGCCAACTTTTACAAGCTCGGCAAGGGCCGCGCGGTGGTTCAAATTGAGATCATCGACGCGGGCCGCCGCACCCACCTGTGTGAACACGCCGTCGAGGGCAAGCGCGAGGCCCGCCTTGTTGCCGCCCAGTACAACGCTGAACCATGGAACTTTTGAGGGGAGACGAAAGATGAACGACCGGAACTACTGGCGCACCTGCGAGATGTTTGACCTGATCGAGGCCGCCTTCGAGAGCGACAACGAGCTGGCCATCGTGCTGGCTGAGCGTCTGGAAGACATGGACACCGAGGCGCAGGAGGCGCTGGCCGACTGGAGGCAGCGCGCCGAGGACTTGCAGATCGACTGCACCCAACTCGACGACAAGGTCTACGAACTGCGCGCCGAGATCGAGAAACTGGAACTGATGATCGCAGAACGCGATCGCATCATTGAGGAGCTGAAGAATGTATAAGATCGAGATCACCGCCGACACGCTCGCTGAACTGGCCGGTAAGGTCATGTCGCTGGCCGTCAAGCTGCACCCCACCGCAGATGTCGAACGCGCCTACGCGCCGCCGGCCGAGCCCGTTGAGATCAACCCGGTTGCGCCCGCAGCACCTGCGCCTGTGGTCGAGGCTCCTGCGCCTGTGGTCGAGGCTCCTGCACCCGTGGCCGATGCACCTGCGCTCAGCTTCGAGCAGGACGTGGCACCGGTGGTGCTGCGCGCCGTGGCCACGAAGAGCAAAGCATTCGTCGAGGGCGTCATGACCGAGTTCGGCGTGGCACGCGCCTCGCAACTGGACGCATCGCGCTGGGCCGAGCTGATCGACCGTCTGGAGAGCCCCTTCTGATGGCACACGCAAAACTCAGCCCGTCGGGAGCGCATCGCTGGATGCGCTGCCCCGGCAGCGTCGCCCTCGAGGCGGCATTCCCTGACCAGAGCAGCTCCTACGCCGCCGAGGGTACGCTGGCGCACACGCTCGCCAGTGAGTACCTCGACGGCAGCGGTAAGCACCCGTCGCAGCGCGTCGGCGAGCAGCACGACGTGGACGGCTACATCTTCACCGTTGACCAGACCATGGCCGACTACGTGGACGATTACTGCCGCCTCGTGCGCGACTACGGCGAGCGCGGCCTGTTGCTGGTCGAGCAGCGCGTGCCGATCGGCCACCTCACAGGCGAGCAGGGTGCCACCGGCACCAGCGACGCTATCGTCGTGGACACGGCCAACCGCGTGCTGACCGTGATCGATCTCAAGTACGGCATGGGCGTCAAGATCGATGCCGATAGCGAGCAGTTGAAGATGTACGCTCTGGGCGCACTGGAGCAGTGCGACCAGCTCGGCGAGTTTGACGATGCTTGCATGGTCATCCACCAGCCACGGCTCAACCACGTCTCCGAGCACTGGCTGCCGGTCGCTGACCTGCGGGCCTTCAAACAGCAAGCCGCCGAGGCGGCTGAAGCCGCGCGCCAGCCTGACGCACCGCTCGTGCCGGGCGAG